GCGTACTCCCATCTGCTCAGCAAATACCATAGCGTCTTTGTGACCTAAGATACCTGCTTTCAAGTCACCGCCTGCGGCATTGTTTGCGGCAGTTTCGATGACTGGGCAGTTGGTTGATACGTAGATGTCGATACCGTACAAAGTACCAACTTGACCGTTGACTACAGGCTGTCCAGATACGAAGTCTGATGAGTTGTAGCGGTCAATACCACGAATAGTCTGAACGACTGATGGAGGTACAACGAGGAAACGCTGATCCATTGGAGTGTCGTTGTCGTCTAACTCTTTGACAGCTTCACGGAAAGCATCGTCAGAGAAGATGTCAGCCGCCGCAACAGTGTCAACAGCATACGCTGTTAAGTCTGTAGAGGCATCCATGTAGAATGAGTTGCTGTGAACCCAGTCTGCACCATCAGAGTCACCGAGTGACTTACCGAGAGCAAAGAGGTCAGTATCGACCTGCTTAGCAAGTGCATAGCCAGCGTCTGAAGTATAGAACTGACGGAGTGAAGCAAGTGCTTGCACGTCAGTGATGTCTTCAATCAAACGAGAATACTCGTAATGCTGATCGATAGAGACTTGTACTTCTGACTCAGTTGCCGCAATCAGTGTTACCTGAGTTTCAGCAGACTTTGCAGATGCATCGCCACGAGTAGGCTTAGGGATATGGAGTGTATCACCTTTCTTGCCTGTCATTGGCATACGGTTAACGAGATTGGCAAGAACGAGTGACTTCTCGTATGCCGCAATGATTTCGTCACTCCAAATTTCTGGAATGAAAGTTGCACCAGTAGTATTGGTGACGTGGTTAGTACCAAGTGCCATGATTAAGCTCCTTAATGCTTAAATTATTTAACACGTCCCTCTGCATACGCCGCCATAATCTCATCAGACATGGAATTGTACCGCTTCGGGTCTTTTTGCATGAGTTCAATAATGTCGGCACGTCGATAAATCTTCCGGGATGGAGCTTCTCCTGAACCTTTAGCGGCGCCTGTAGAGGCGGCTCTTGCCTGTCGTTGCCGATCAGCTTTATTGAGATCTTCAGTGTTTGATACTGCCTGTCTGCGCTCTTTCCAGAGGCTGAGAAGCTCATCAGCACTGTCGAAGTCAAATTGCTGGTCTGCCCGAATATAAAGCTCTGTTCGAACCTTTGAAGCTTGGACCCATTCTGCAAATGCATTGTCAGAAACAATGTCTTTGAAGTCTGGATGCTTCTGTTCGATCTTACCGATGATTGCCGCCTGCTTCGCTTGACGGGTGTATTCTTCGGCTTCTTTAATCTTCGGATGACGTTCAATCGCCTTCTNAACNGCGGCTTCAGGATCATAAAAGAAGTCTAAATCGTCGTCTTCTTCGACCTGTGCCTGTGGGCTTTGTTTTTGTGTATCGAGTTGAGTCTTTACGAAGTCATCAACGATTTTCCGCAACTCTCCAACTTCAGAACTTTGACGACCTAAAAGCTTTTCAGCTTCTTGGTGCATCCTGACAATATCTTTGATATCTTTACCTTGATACTTGTCAGGGATCTCATCTTCCTGCTCAGTTACCTCTTCAGGTTGTTCAGGTTCTTCGATCTGCTCTTCGGTTTGTTCAAGCGTTGCATACTCTTCAGTTGTGTCCTCTTCAGGACGCTCAATTAGTTTTGCCATATTGTACTCCGTGCTATTAAAGCATTATGGAAGTGATTATTTACGAGCGGCTCTCTCGTGGTCCTTAGCCCACTTATCGTCAGCATCAGGCCAACCTGATCCCTTATAATGTGTTCGAACCGGAGAGATTATCCGCACGGCGGTATGTCCACATTCATAACATGTAGCTAGATTCCCTTCAGAGTCTATCCACTGTTCTTCAATGTGATTACATTCTGTACATCGGAAGTCAAAGCGCTTCAGCACGTTCAGCCTCCAATATTAAATCGTAGGTTTCCTTTATAGAAACTTCAAAGTTTACAAGCCTACTTAATATTGCTCTNTCGCCTTGTACCCGCTTTAGGGCATCNGCATCTGCAATATCCTCTATTCGGTAAGAATCCAAACTTTCAGTGAGGTCTGTTACCAACTGCTTCCAACCCGGTTGCAGAAAGAGGTCAAAGTAGACTTCGTAGTATTTCTCGTCTTCTTTTGTCAACACATTCTCCTATTGGTGCGTTGTCTATAAAGAATATTCTAGCATATTTTATGCCAAAAGTCAAGACTTAGCGGTTGTTGTTTTCTTTGTTGGGGCTTGTGCCTTCTCTAAGTCTGTGATGCGTTTGTTGATTCCATCAAGGATTTTGTTGATCTCTACCAACACTTGATTCAGTTCTGATTGGGTAATCATTGATTATTCTCCCTCATTTGTTTAGATACAATAGCTTCATCTGATGCGATAGAGCGTTCTTTGAGTAACAACTCAGCCAACTTCACTCTACGCTCAAATTCTTTTTCATCCTGATCTCCGGGTTCTAAGTTGGTCGTTAGAACCTTCAATCGANCTGTTTCAGCCTCGTAGGCNGTTAAGCCTGTNTCAGCGGCATTCTTCCTAGCTCTAGACATTGCTTCAGTCGCTTGAGCGTTGTATAGATCCAACTGCGCTTGTTGCTGTGCCATCTGAGCTTGCATCTGCTGTTGTTGCATTTGCTCTTCTTGTGGATTAGGCTGGTTAGCCTGACGTAGTCCTTCGATGATCTGTTCACGATTCGACAGGTTCATGTTGTCTACGATAGACTCAATCAACATCGGATACATCGGTGAATCAGGTGACATAGTCTGCAACAACTGTACAAGCTGAGTGACTTCATACTCACGGGCGATTATGCCTAGCGAGCTTGATGCAACAAACTTGTAGTCCTGTACAGGGTACAGCTCAGGATCAAACTGCATATACCGGTATGCCGCTTTCTCGACAAACGGTAGCAAGAACGCTTCTTGGAAGTTGATCAGTGTACGCTTGTGACGCTTGATGATTGCACCGAGCGACATTGAGATACCGGCGGCAGTAGAGTCTCCGTTAATACTGCCGGGGATTCCTGCGGCGTCGATAGAACCTGTTGCCATCTGAACCATAGTTTGCAGGTCACGAGCTTGGGTGAATGAGACCTGATCAAGCGACCCGAATTTAAACGGTTGGAGGATCTCTGCAGGATTTCCGTTGGTAAGAATCGTCTTGCCGGGTCGGATTTCCATCTTTGCCCCTCTAGGAAGACGTGAAGCATCAACAGCAAGCATAGGGTGTACAGTAAGCGCAAGCGCATCAATTCTAGCTCGTAATTCGGTATCCAACGCCTTTTGAGCATTATAACCTTTTTCACAAATACCACGGCCCCAGAAACGTCCGGGTACAACGTCCCACGGGAAGGCCACCACAGGGCGATCTTGCATCATGTAGGGGTTCGCCTCTACCTTGAGCAACTGACCGCCGTTAGCAAGCACTACAATAGCTTCAATGTACTCTGTTGTAGGCTTGTCTAAATCTTCAACTTCTTCTTCGGACAGGCCCTCTGCAATCGCCTCGATATACAGCTCAGATGGGATCAGTCCGTAATACTTTGTCAGACGTACTTTGTCTTCGTCATACATCACCAACTGCTTGTCAGGCTCTAGGTCTGTATCGGTGTATGTATTCTCGACATCAATGTTACGATAGATACCTGTTTCAATACCATTCAAGATATGATGACGTGGTACATATTCATCGATGGCTACGCCCATTGCCTCTTCAATAGATGTTGCAACCGGATCAATCAGGAAGTTCTGAGGTAGTACCGGACGCAGACGAACAACATAGCGATCTGTTTCCATCACACCGAACGCCGCCATAGCACCGTCTAGTACAGGCTGTGTTGCCGGTCTCATTTCTTTCTTTTCTTCTAAAACCAGTTCGCCCATACCAGTGCCAAAGATAGCGGCATTGAGTACGCATTCTGCAACAGACTTCCGCACTTGGGTTTTAGCAAAATCTTCTGATAGCTGTTGGCGTAGCTGTTGTACGTCAACCGGGTTTTGATCGCCTAAGTCGTCTTTAATATCAAACCAAACACCACGTCCGAATGTTGCTTCCTCTACCTCTGCGACTGCAGACTCGACAGCTTGTTGTAGTGCAGGGCTGATTAAGCGTGAGCGCTCAGAGTCTCGCATCTTATCTGACGGGTCCCAAATACCACGCCACAGTCTGTAATACTCGTCAAACTTCTCAGAGTAGTTGGCTTCGTAATGGTCTCGCCATTGATCACATTTACCTATGACCCAATTCTCAAGACCTGCTAACATCATTGAACGATTTTCATAATCCATATTAATATCCTGCTATTGGATCAATAACTTCAAACTCCACCTCATCAAAGTCAACATAATAGCTAACTTTGGCGAGCTGATCGATATACGCCAGTGCATCAACTAAGTCATCATGCACTAGCGGATTTGGAAACTGAAACAGTTCATCTAAGAACTCTGTGTTCCAGTCGCCTTCGGCTAACGAGATGCTCCCATGCTCAAAGCGTCCTTGCAAAGCCCAAACAACACGATCAGTCTTTTTCTTGTTACCGTGGGTCAACTCTTCCACTCTAAAGAATCGTTGACCAGACTTCATTAAATCTGTTAGGTACGGAAGAACCGCATTACGTAACGCACCTTTTTCAATACCCACCGCAACAGGTTCATACTCACGAACAGCTTCAAATATCTTACGGGCTGTTTTCTTGATGTCCCAACGCCCATAGATAATGTCAGCAACGTACCACCCCTCAGTCCCTGCTTTGACGATGGCGATAGCCGTATTATCAAGCTTTGAAGCCTTTCCCGTTGCTTTACCCGCAACATCAGCAAAGCCTGCAAGGTCAACGGCAATATAGTAGTCACCTTCGCTTGGTTCTTCATCCGTGAATTGAATCCAATCTTCCTTAAAAATCTCAGAGCCAAGAGCCTCAAAACTAGCCATGAACTCTTGCCGGAATGCATAGCTCGACATTGACTTCTTAGCGATGTCGATCTCTTCTGGATCTAATAACGGATTGTTGTAACTGGTGAAGTGCCATGCCTGATACGTAGGATCATCGGCAAGCTCACCGTACTTAAACAATTCATAGAAGTGGTTACGCCCTAACGGTGTTCCAATGAACATCGCTGAACCCTTCTGGTCAGCCAGCGCAGGTCGTAACACAGTCTCCCATACAGATGGTTTCATATCTGCGTATTCATCGAGTACCAAGAACTTCAACGACACCCCTCGCATCGTCTCAGGCCTATCAGCACCCTTCAATGATATCGTTGCACCATTGATTAATTTAATTTGCATGTTGTTGACATGAGAGCTTGCAACAACCGGATTACCTAACTCTAACAATGTATTCCACATAATGTCACGGGCCTGACCCTGTGTCGGTGCAACGTAGAATACATGCCCTCTATCAGTCTGCAATGCGTTGATGATTAACATCCATGCGGCTAGTCGAGACTTACCAGTTCGACGCCCTGCCGCAACAATCTTAAATCGTACCGGGCTGTCAAAGACCTCTTGTTGCCACGGTAGTAGCTCTACTTTGAGTTCAGTCAAGCAGTGGGTTCCGCATCAGCATATTGTTACGCATGTCTATCTCATCTAAAAACGGATAGACTGGTTCACCTTGTTCGTCAGTAGGTACAGCCATATCTAGCCCTTCTGCACCAGCCTGCCCTATTTCAAATCCTAAAGGCGCTAGAGCGTCTATGAAGTCTCCGGGGCTAGGTAGCTCTAAATCATCTGCCTGAACTTGATCTGAAAGTCCTAGTGCCGCTAAAGCACCTCCGGCAATGGTCAGTCCTGCATTACCTAACACTCGTATCTTTTTATAAATAGGATGCACACGCAAGTTTTTACCAGACCCCATTGTAATTTCACCTACTTTCTCGCCAA